TCTTCTACAGTTACAAGGTTGACATATACCAAATCTTTAATACTTACACCTACAGCAGTCCAGAAAGCGGGAGCAGCAGCAAACTCAGTATCAATCATAATGCCAAGGCCACCTTTCTTTTGAGTGCTAGCAAGAATATGAGCAGCAATTAAACTTTTTCCCGTTCCCTCAAGGCCATTTAATTCAACAATTCTTCCAACTGGTAAACCACCATTTTTTCTATTTGAAATCGCTAGGTCAAGGAGATCGGAACCAGTAGAAATCCAATCGGTTATATTTGAGGGATCTTCTTGCTCATCAAGAAAATAAGCAACTTTACTTCCATCTTTTTGAGCTTTGTTAAATGCATCTACAATCAATGTTGCTAGTTCATCACGATCTACCTTCTGAACTTTATCAGCAACTTCATCCACGTGTTTAGTTTTATTAGCCATAATGTTTTATGTTAGCAAGAGAAGCTACACCATAAAATGTAGCTCCTCAAGTTATTTTATTGTTTTATGTTAATTTAATTACTTGGTTAGACCAAATAAATCGTCATAAACATCCTTCATACTATCTGTAGATTCAGGAGTTGCGACATTTGTGGCAGCTTTAACTGCTGAGGGAGATACAGATGCTACTACTGCAATCTGTTCTTCTGTTGGAAGTACTACGCTATCAGATTCAACTGCGACCACCGGAGCTGTAATTTCAGCTGCTGCAGCAGCACGACCCTTTTCACGTTTCTTTAAGAAATTTTCCAAAGCTTTTGATAATACATCATATTCTGGACAAGTCCAAGCTTCCATTAAATTTGGCTGCTTGGTGGTAATCTTCTCAAGAATTTCCTTTGCCTTTGGATGATCAGGAGCAATAACCGGTCGAGATCTTGGTTTAATAAAGATTTTGGTATCAGGAAATCTACGACCATCAGGAGCAATCTTATTGGATTTCTCTGCCGGTATAAATTCCACTTTAATATCATTACCATTATTTAAATCAATCATTTCAGAATAATCTGGTTCATCCATAGCTATGACCAATTGATCAAAGATTTGAACACCAAATCCCCAAAACTTTACACCCTCTTCTTCTTTACCACGAACCACAATAGGAACATAGGTTCTAGCCTTTGGTAGAAGAGACATTCCTTGTCCCCAAAGTTTTCTATCTCCTGACTTTTGAAGCCTTTCGGATAGTTCAATAACAGGATCCGGCTTTCCAAAATTATCTGGACTAATATAAGTTACATTCTTTTCTTCACCATTTATATTAGCAGTGAAATTATAATGAAATGTAATCTTAATAAAGGGAGTTCCTTCTTTATATTGATTTGGAACAATACGAATGAGATTTTCGCCTTCTTCTGGTTTCCAGATAAGTTCTTTTAACCGAGAGTTTGAATTTGAGGAGGTTTTCTTTACGGTCCTTTTAGCAGCCGCAAGCTGTTCTTTTACTAACGCCATGTTTAATTTTGCCATAATAATTACTTTCTTAATTAGTTGTTAAATAAGTCAATTGTTAACCACAATTAGTTAAGTCTTGTGCTTATTAATAAATAGAAGATAACACTCAAAATAATCAACTTCAAGTTAAAATAATTGTTTTAAGTATTTATAATTTCAAGCAATTTTATAGGAAGTATTCTAATGGAAGGTTCTCCCGTAATAACTAAAGAATTTTGATACAATTCCCACTTAACAGAAAAGGTTTTATCGAAAATTCCTTCATTTTCATCTCGTATAATTTGATTCATTGCATTCAAAGTATAAAGAGTATTTGTCTGTTTTTTTCGGTGAATAGAAATAGTATTAGAAAATTTTGGATAATTTTTATCACCATTAACAATATTATATGTTATATAAATTTCTTCAGGAGAGTTTACATTGGAAAATATAAAGAATCTTCCACTATATACACTGTAGAATTTTTTAATTTCTTCTACAACTAATTTATATAATTTGGCGGAAGAGAACGTACAGAGTAGTTGCCTCTTATCGATCATATCGTCTTTTGTTAATCTCTTCTATTAGATGTGGAGCATTGCATACAATATATGTCACAACTGCTTCCAACATATAGTCATCACCTTTTAGAATTTTTTTGATTACGTCTTTATTTGCTTCTTTTTCTTTTGGAGGAGTTGGTTGAGGTGGAGGTAATTCTGTCGGTTCAGCAGGTTCCTCAGTAGCCGGAGATTGTTGAGGAGCTGCTGTTGTGAAAGCATTTGGCATTTGTTGTGCCGGCTCTTCTGTATCTTCTCCGCTTTTTTCACTTGGAGGAGGAGTAGCAGTGGATGTAGATACAGGTAGATTAGTTTTAGTTGGACCTGATTGAGCAGCACTTGCGGCTGGTGGAGGTTCGGTTGCTGGAGGACCACCTCCTTGAAATACGTTTGGGTGCCCCTTTGTCGGGTCGTCTTCAAAATGCGTGCCCGCCTTAATTGCTTCTTTTTTGTATTCAGGAGTTGGAAAAGTTACTAAAATGCCTTTTCTATTATAGGCTTGCCTTTCAGGAAACTTACCTTTTTCTAATAACACATCAGCAAATTCATAAACTATATCAGATTCGACACCTTTACCAATCAAATATTCGCAAAGATATCCAATATGCTGACTATTTTCTATATCAAAGATACCGTTTGGAATTCGGGGATCTACTGATATATCATTTAAAACCTTTTCAATAATTCTATCTCTTGTCATAGATAGAAATAAATATTGAGAAAAATCCTCAAACTATTGAGAGATTTGAACCACAGAATCATAAGAATCACCTTCGTAAATCTTAACAGGAAATCGGCTTCCTTTCATTATTAACGTTATTTGATCTAATAATTCTTTACTCTCTGGTTTATAGAAGTCGAAAAGAAGAGAATCATATGTATATAAAATCGCTTTGGTTTTCTTGTTAGACAAAAAATCTTGTAGCTTCCTTAGAGTAGAAATGGCTACTTCGGTCTCTGTAGCTTGAAGAATATAGTTTAACAATTTGTATGGATTGGGTGCTAACAAGTGTTTATCTGTAATTATCCTACCAAATAATGGCGTTCTGATAAATCCGCTTCTTTTAAAATCCAACCAATATTCTTGAATGAATTCTCTGGCATGATTCAGATACTTAATATGTTGATATTTCTCTTCAACACCACCATAAAATTGTCTCATGGTTATTCTCTTAATTTCATCCATATCATATTCTGTGACTTTACGACCAAAATACAATTCTCCTAAATATGTGTAAATGTCTGTATCAATACCAAGAGGAAATTTAATGAGATAACTAATGATACGAGGATGAAAAGCAGAATAATCAATCAAAACCATTTTTCCATCATCTCCCCATCTAGAAGTGAAACATTTTCTAACTCCATCACTCTTATTTAATGCAGCATAATTAACTCCATCAAATCGATTACTTGGCCTGCCTGTTGCCGTATAAATATTATATTGACTATAAACTAAATCATTACTATAAACATTAGCATCAAAATGTCTTTTGAAACAATCAAGGTTAACATGAATTCCTACATTTTCTAATTCAGCAAGAGTTCCTAAAATGGTTGCATTTTCTTTAATATATCCACAATCAAGTTCATCTGGGAAATTAGCTATTACTCTTATTCTATCACACATTTCTTCAAACATTTCTTTGTGCTTTAAAAGAGGAATAGCGTTGTTAACATTTCTTTGCTTGTAATTATTTCTTTTTATAAGTTTATGAGCTGAAGTTTCACAAGAATTTAAATCTAAAATACAATTTTCTTTTAAATGAGTAAATAAATCTATATCTAAATAATTTGAAATTTTTAACAACTGATATGAAGATTTTTTATCAAAACACCAAACTTTATTGTGAAGTTGTATATTTTTAGTAAATCCATTTAAATCTACATTAAATACACAATCAGGATGACCAAATGAAAATGTATATGTTTTATCTGTCTCTAAATCTTTCACCAAAACAGCAGATAATTTAGAAGCAGCTACATGAATAGATTTATCATCGGCAGGAATTACATACACTATTATATCATGATTTCCTACTTCTTTATTAAATCTGGTATAATCGCCAATGGTTTCTATCATACCATTAGTACTAACATTTTATA